CTAAGATTGGATACCTTATGGTACCAAATAAGAGCTTAGATGAGTATGAACTCATCGCAAACATGCTCCGCGACGCGCAAGCGTCGCATGGAGTCGTGTTTAACAGCAAAGCTTGCCGTTTAACAATCCAAAAGATTGGTAAACGACTCGCTTCGGAAGGCTTGGGTTTTCTCACGAAAACCCTACCTCGGTTAGGAAAAGCCCTTGATAAGGCTTTATCCTTCAATACTCCATTGTCAGCTACCAAACTGGGGTTTCGACCTCAGCCTGATAGTGAACTTCCCATGTTAATGGGTGAGTTCTTCAACAGAGTATTAGATAATACCGGCATGGTCCTTCCAGACCCATGCGCAGAAAGCGTTGCCATATTACGAGACATTCTGTACTTGTTTTACAAGTACGAACTCCCATATGATGACAAACAAGAACAACAAGTTATCGACCGTTTTAAAAAGACGGAAGATGATCTTGCTATTGTTGATGCTAATCTGCTGGCTCTGCGCCAGCGGGTGCAAAACCATGACTGCCGTTGGGGAAGAGCTCCTTCAGAGACTCTTCTTGATCCAGAAACTGGAACTCGAACGGTAACGTTCGACCACAACGAAGTCACACGGCGTGCAAAATACCTTTTAACAAGGTTATTTGCACGTTTCGACCCCACTGACGTTCTTCCACGACACGGACCCGGAGCTGTCTCCACTAAGGAGAAACTCTGGGGTAAGTATACGTGGTCTAATGTCCCGGATCGTATCACTAGCGTTTATCCGTTAGATGCGTATTTCTGCGCATCTATTGGTTACGTTTGTGATAATTTCCAGGAGTTTTCTACTCTTGGGAATAGAGAAACTTCGGCCAAGGTTATCCTTGTTCCGAAAGATTCTCGTGGCCCTCGTCTCATCTCTTGCGAACCCCTGGAATTCCAGTACGTTCAGCAAGGGTTAGGGACAGCTATCGTTCAACATGTGGAAAAGCATAAACTTACAAAGTTTAATGTTTTCTTCACTGATCAAGGACCTAACCAACGTGGTGCCCTTTTGGGGTCCATCGATGGCAGGTACTCAACCCTTGACCTCAATGAGGCCAGTGATCGAGTAAGCCTTGAGCTAGTTCGCCTACTGTTTCCAGAAAGGATTCTTCCTTATCTTGAAGCATGTAGAAGTTTGTCAACGGTACTGCCCGACGGTGAGTGTATAAAGCTCAGAAAGTTTGCCCCAATGGGTTCAGCATTATGCTTCCCCATTATGGCATTGACAATCTGGGCAATACTTACTGCCGCCAGTCCTAACGCGGATACTCGCGAGAGTATCCT